AGTTCTACGCCTAGCAACAGACGCACCGGCTTGTGGTAATGCATACCAGCCATCCCTTGATTCTTATCTAGCTGTCGGTCGCTGTGCCCGCTCTGACACTCTACGCACTGGCCGGTGCTGGCGTAACGCTTGGATGTGTGGCCGCGCTTGCAAGGCGCACCCGTGTTGTAGAAACGCTCACCATTGTCGCGAGCTTGTAGTTTCAAATCAGTGTTGTTCATGGGGTGGGGGTCCGTTTTATTCAGGGAAAATATATTTTCCTCTTCTTATTATTCAATGTCAATTACTATGTCTCTATATACTACTAGCATAAAAGGAAGAGTATTGATCTGAGATTATAGTAATAAGAAGAGGATTTAAAATAACTGGCGGATATTTTGCGTTCAACCCTCCCCCATTGACGGGTGCTAGGCGTTTGGTATCTTGTGGATATGAACGCGGCCGTGCAAACCCTTGAACTAGCTAGCGAATCACTCACTGCACAACAGGAGGCATTCGCGCGTGCCTTCGTGGAATATCGCAACGCGAGCACAGCGTACCGGCTGGCCTACAATGTCGGCCATGCAACCCAACCGGCTAGCGTGTGGGTGAGTGCCAGTCGCGAGCGCGACAACCCCAAGGTGGCGCTAAGGATTGCAGAGCTTGAAGCGCTCGCAGCAGCGTCCACCATCGTGAAGGCGCGTGACATCTTGCAAGCTCAAGTTGATATCGCGGAAGCAGATGCTAACGATGTCATCCGCGTTGAGTCACGCAACTGTCGGCACTGCTATGGCGTCGGGCACGCGTATCAATGGCAAGAATTGGAATGGGTACACAAAGCCGCCGACGCTGAAGACCGCAGCACACCTGACATGCGTGTCAAGCCGCCCAGTGATGTGGGTGGCTTCGGCTATGACCCGAAGCGCGAGCCCAACCCCGATTGCCCGCACTGCTACGGCGCTGGTGTGCGCGTGGTGTTTGTCACGGACTCTGCGAAGTTGACCGGCAAAGCGCGGCGGCTCTATAAGGGCGTGAAGCTAGGGGCCAAGGGCGACTTGGAAGTGCTCATGGCGAACAGCGAAGACGCCCGCAAGGAAGTGGCCAAGCTGTTGGGCGCCTACCAGACCGAAGGCAAAGTGGGCGAACTAGGTCTGCCGCCACCCGTCGATGCGCCGTTGGACGCGAGCACCGACCCCACGCAGGGCTATATGGACATGGTACAGCGGCCTGCGCTACGATGATGGCGCCGCGCACTGGTGACTACGCCACTGGGCCGCGGTAGCTCGCGGCACGGGGCACACGTTCGGGTTCTCCCTCCCAAGGTGGCGTGTTAAACGCCCCGCTGCTGCGGCTTCATTGATTGCCGCCGAATCCCGCCAGCCACAACCACACCAAGAAGCACGGCACCGCTGCCCAGTTGACAAGGTTGCCAAGGCGCTCTAACGGGCTCACCGTGACACCAGGACAGCGAACGCGACCAGCGCCACCAGACATGCCACGGCCAAGCGCAGCCCCGCGTCGCGGCTCATGGGCGCCACGCTAAGTAACGCGGGTCACTGGCGGTGACGCTGCCAGGCGGCAAGTAGAAGTGCAGCACCGACAGCGGCACAGATGCCACGACGAAGCGGCTGCCTCTTATTATCTCCACGCAACCGTCGAAGCCCACGCGCCCGGTGAGCACGCCTATGCGGCCGTCCGGTGTTGCCACCACGCACGGGTTGATGGGACGCATGGCGCTCACGGCCACACCCTGCGCTGCTGGCGCTTGAACGCGCGCAACGCCCTACGCTGCCGCTGGCGGGTCTTGGCGCTCATAACGGCTGCCCTTGGTCGCTGATGTAGTCCACGAAGGCTTGGCGATGGCCGTCCGGGTCGCTGCTGGCTAGTGCCGTGGGCTGCGGCCAGATGCGCTGCGCTTCGGCAGCACTCACCTTGCGCGACATGATGACCAGCGGTTGGCGCTCACCGACCGTGGACGGTTTGCGCCGCTCGCGCACCGGGTCACGCGGGGTTAGCTGCGCGCCCAGTAGCTTGCCCTCCCACGCGCGGTGGCGACGGATAGGCGCTGACAACGGCTGCGTCAGTTCCAAGGGGTCATCACGCAGCGCATCGAGCCCACGCATACGCGCGGTGTCGGCCAACGCCTGGTGCGCCCCTGTTTCATTGGTCTTGCTCATGCTTGCGGCGCCTCGAAGGTCAAGGCCGCGCTGTCCACCACGGCTGCATCCAAGCGCATCTCTGCGCGACGTTGCGCACGATTTGGACCCATGTAGACCTTGGCACGCTTGTGGGCGCGATTCACAGCCACGTTGGCATGGCTGCCGCTGTGGCGTTGGGCTTTGTGTTGTTGCATCGTCATCACTCCTAGTTGCCCCGGATGGGGTGCGCGTATCTTGACGCGGCTGTCAGGCTACGGGCGTGATGTGCGTCACAGATTTACCAGCGCGCTACACCACAGGCGCCTAGTAATCTAACGTCTTCGTTGGATAACCTGAAGCCACCATGTGGGTGCCGGTCCGTGCGTGCTCGCAGTTCGCGCCACCACTCGCGTGTGCGCCAGGGCGCCCGCTCCACGCATTGGCGCTGGTAGATGGCGCAGATTTCCGCGGCAGCTTCCGGGGTGTAGTTGTCATTCATGGCTCTATCACCCGCCCGTCCATGTCGGTGAACACGTGCTCCGCACCGATGATGGCCGCTTGCAGTTCGTCGGCGCTCCACTCGCTGGCTTCAGTCTCCGGGCGTAGGCGCTTGGCCACCGCGGCTATGCGGGCCATCTCTTCGGCGCTGTAGTTGGTGACCAGCGCCGCTTCAAGCTCGCGCTCTGCCGCCTGCCACGATTGGCCCAACGTCATGCTCATGTCGCGCTTGGCGATGGCCGCAGCACGGGCGATAGTGAAACGTGCGCGGGCGTCGATTACTTGGGCGCTCATGCGTCGCCCCCGCCGAGACCAGGACAGCCCAGATTGCTGCACGTGCCCACGCTGTTGCAGGGCCAGCCGCACGCCAAGCACTCGATGCGTGATTGAGGGCGCGAGCCCAGCGCCGGGATGACCAGAAGAGCTTTGCCGCTGGCGGGCGCTTCGATGGGGCCAGGTCCACCAATGATGTCAAGATTTAAACCCACCGGCCTGCGGTTGGCCTTCGCTATGTCGCGCCTGGCGGCTGCGTAGCCCGACAGCCAATGGAGCATGGCCCGCGTCTCGGCGCCGTCCTTCGAGCGCAGCAGATGTGGCGGCACCATGAATGAGCGCACATCGCGCAGCGCCCGTGCGCGGAGCTTCTTGCGTGACTGGCGCATCAGATGTTTCCCGGCATGTTGCGCAGTTGGTCGGTGATGGACTCAGTGCTGGTGTTGGTGGCTTCGACGCTCAACTGGGCGCAATAGATGCGCACCGCGTTGGCCGTGCGAGCCCGCACCGCAGTCATGAATTCCTTGGGGTCGATTTTGTTACCCGCCGCAGCTTGCGACGTATCGGCCAGCACTTCGGCTTCAATAGCTTTGAGGGCGGCTAGGGACAATCCGACGTGTTTGCTGTTCACCATTGCTGCATATCTCCTGTTGCGTTCGTAGGCGTAACACCGTTCATAAATCTCTGCCTGGTTCACGTGGGCGTATCCTGCGCTGGGTTGACAGACGTGTCAAGTACCCCGGCATAGCGCAGTAGACCACGCACGCCGAGTGAGCCGCCAACGATGTCTTCCCACGTGATGCGCTCGCCATCGTCAATCGAGTGAACGCGGCCAATCCACTGGTAGCCGTAGGCGCCGGGCCCGCGGGGTTTGTATGGTATGCGGATGCGTTTGCCGGTGCGCACCGAAACCATGTAGAGCCGGTCACCCACGCACACCATCTGTGACCATCCGCCGTAGGGGCTGACGCGGCGCTGCCCGATTAGGATGTAGTTCACGCGGCCACCGCGGTGTCGGTGATGATGCTGCCCTTGGTGGGCCGCTTGTAGAAACCAAACTTGGGGTCTTTATCGCTGATTGTGACACGCGCGTCAAGTTGGACCGTCTTGCCCTTCAGGTCGGCCGCTGCATCGTCCATGCTGCGGTACTTGCCCGTCAACCCGCCGTCTTCGGTGCGGTCCGGGTAGCCCACGGGGCCGTAGATGGTGTCCGGGCACGTGCCCCACACCCGCCAGCCGTCCGCGTGCTCTATGGTGATCTTGATGCACTCCGGGCGGTAGAAGTCGCGTTGGCGCCCGTTTTCGTCCTTCCAGCCGCCCTGGTCATACTTGGCGCTGATGACCTTGCCGATGATGGTCATGCGCTTGTCGGTCACCGGGATGGGCTTGCGGTTGGCGTCGCGTGCCTCGCGCTCCGCTTCGAGCTTGGGCCGGTCCTGTATCTGTTGTAGCAGCTTGGCGGCAAACGCGCGTTGCTTCTCTGACAGTTCGTTTCCCCACTGCACCACCTTGCCACACATGTCACGCAGGGTGTTTTCTGGAAACTCGCGCACCGTGTTGGTCTTGTCCAAGTACAGGTCCAGCATAGCCAGCAGGTTGACTGTGGTTAGGTAGGCACGGGCCTTGGCCACGCGCTCCTGGTGAACCTTGAAGGTGTTGACTTGTTCGCGAAAGCGTTTCATTGCCTCCGGGCTGCCTAGGCTGAGTTTGGACGCGCACGTGCCGCCAATGCTGATGTAGGTGTTGCCCTCTTCAGTGTGGAACCAAGCGCCGAACTTGTAGCGGGCGCCGCAGCAGTCGCACTGGCCTTCCCACTTGTGGCCCGCCACCGTGAACCCCGGGTGCGCCTTCTGGTGCGCTTCGAGGGCTTCGGCGCCTTCGTTGATTTCGTCGCACAGCGCGGCCCACGTTTCGTCACTCATGCCACCGATGTAGTGGTGTCCAATGAAGGTGAACTTGGTGGGGTCAATCACCGAAGGGCGAAACTTGTCAGTGCGGGCGCGCATTAGCAGCGCACCGTGCCGGACAAGTGCTTGGCGACGATGCGCAGAGCCCGTTCCACTTGGACCATCGCCATGGTGGCATTGGGGCAGCAGCAATCCATGTTGCCGTTGATGATGACGGCCTTGGCGCCGCGTCCCATGTCCAACAGGGCCACGTGGTCCCCGAAGAGCTTGGCACCCATGATGGTGCCCTTGATGTTGGAGAACTTCTCCGTGGCCTGTGCCGCGTTCAACTTCGCTGTAACTTTTGCCATCTGCGCTACTCCTGGTTGGTGTAGCGATCTTGGGCCAAGATGACACGCGCGTCAAGTGATGTGTGTCACAGTTTAGGAGTGCGGCTCCAGGTCCAGCACCCGGCGCTTGGGTTCGTACCAGGCCGGGATGAACATGGCATTGTGGTAGGCAATGCGGCATTCCACGGAAGCGCACAGCGGGCGCCAACACCACACGCACTGGGCGGGTTCGGGGTGCTTGTCAGCAGCCATGCCAAGCCCAGTCATTCGAGCACCAGGACGGTGGCGCCCCGCTCTGCATGACAGACCCGTCAAGGAACACGTGCCCGGGGTATGCCCACACCCAGCCTGGCACGATGTCTTCCAGTTGCATCTGCCGGGGCAGCGGCGCCCAAAACACCACGCAGTCTGCGGAGTGCTTCAGCGTGGCGCCGCATGTGCAGCCGGGGTCCATTACAGATGCCTCCATGTCCCATCGACGCTGTAGAGCACGCAGGGCAGTTCCGACTTCGTGGCAGCCTCGATGGCCACCGCTTCATCTTCAAACGCCTGGAAGGCGCCTGTGTCGCTGGTGAACACGTATTGCAACCAGGGCTTCTTGGCCCGCATGCACACCGACCGCGCCCGGCGAATGATGCGGGCGTCCGCCACGTTGCGGCTGCGGTGCTGCGTGCGGGCCACCATCTTCAGCTTGCCCCGGGCCTTCGGGTCCGGCAGGAAGTACCCCACGTGGTGCTGGCCGTGCGCTTCCTGTATGCGATAGCGCAGCATCGGGGTCAGGCTGGTCAGACTAGCCGGTTGGTTGGGTTGCAGCGTTGGTGACACGTCTATCATTTAAAGTTCTCCGCGGTTTTCTGTAAACGGGCCTTGATGCCCTCGATTTCCTTGACGCGTTCGTCCCATATATAGTCTTCAATATACCGGGTGACGTTCCGCTGCACCAGGTCAACCAGGTATGACGGGCTCAACGCGTCAAGCTCCCACGATTCGTCACCGTACTCCTGCGCGTAACTGGCAAAGCGTGAGTCCGTGACCTTGGCCGGATTGGGTGGCGGCTTCAACTCTTCAATCTGCGGCATGTTGAGCGCGAGCCGTTCAAACTCCACGGCCTCCCCGCATTCGTTGAACATCGCTATGCGCATCTCCAAGTCGCGTGACATGTCGATGCCACTAGGGTCATGGTCACCGAAGTGCAGGATGACGGGCGTCTGCCGTTGCTCCCCGCACTGCTGCAAATCGACCTGTGCAAATTCGCGCAGCACCGTGCCTGATGGGTAGCCACGTGCTGCCAAGAGCGGCACATCGTACTGGCGGCACACGCCCTCCAGCACACCGGCCAAGGCTTCCTTCTCCACGATGACATGCACGCGATATGGCTGCCCGGCCCACAGGTCCATGTGGAATTGCTTGGCGACGCTGGCCAAGATTTCATTGGCCGAACCCCACCGGCCGCGCTTGATGAAGGCGCGCGTGCGGTCTTCAATCGCGTCCCAATCCATGAGCCCCGCCAGCCGGGCGTCATTGACCAGCCCCGTGGTGCGCTTGTAGCTGCGCTCCGTGTTCTCGATGTGCCCGCGCGCGACTAGCTGATAGTAAAGCTGGCGGACGGTGAGCACGAAACCCTGCTGCATGTAGTCTTCGCAGATTTCGTTCATGACATCAATCATGGCCAGCGCGGGCGCGCGAAATTCGAAGTGTTTATAAAATTGCTTGCTCATACTGCGGGCTCCTTGACCAGCTTATAATTGCCTTCGTTTTCGTACTTCTTGCAGAAGCGGCAAATATTGGACTGTGTGGTGAATATTATGCTTCGCGGCATCTTCATCTACTCCCTGGCGGTTGGTGAACGTATCTTGGCGGATAGCTAGGTTGACAAGCGTGTCACAGTTCACACTTTTGCGCACGGGCAGATTTTAACCTTGGCCTTGGTAGGCTTGCCCGCCTTCTCGGATTCATCCTCATGGCAGGAGGCCACCGCGGCTTCGAGTGTGTTACCGTTTCCATCCTCGAATATCCAGCAATACTGATGCTTCGTGTGGTGCGCATGTTTGCAGTTCTGCGCATGGATGCCGTAGGCGCTGGTGGTGTATCGAAATACAATGGCGTAGTACATGTGCGTATCTTGGATGACACGCGTGTCACTGTATGCCAACTGCGTCACAGTTTCAACATAGCACCACTTGTTCACAAATGGTGCCCTTATTACCCAACCAGCCATCACACCATAAAAATTTGACGGCCGATGCCAACCGTGTCACAGTTCTCCCAACGCGGCCCCGGTTGATGACCGAACGTACAGGCTAATCACCGTGCGGGGGCTGCGATTCATTTACCCGGAGCTTGGGAAACCATGGCCGCTGCGACACCCTCCCTACCGTACCAGGTAGACTTCAAAAACCCCGATTACCGGCCCATCTTCCTTGAGCGCACAGAGCGCCTGCGCTGGCTGCGAGCCAAGCCCGGCCGCGTTTCTTCCGTCAGAGAATATTACAAAGACCACATCGCCGACTTCATCAGCGACTGGGCCATAACCGTTGACCCGCGTGTCAGCGGTAAGGGCCGCAACCCCGTGATGCCGCTGATACTCATGCCCAAACAGCGCGAGTTGGTGGAGTGGATTATTGCCATGTGGAAAGGCGGCGACCCGGGCGTGCTGGTGAAGTCGCGCGACGTGGGCGCCTCATGGATCGCATTTGCCGTGGCCGTCTCGCTGTGCCTCTTCCACCGCAACATGATGCTGGGGTTCGGCAGCGCCACCGAAGACAAGCTGGACTCAACCACGAACCCTGACACGCTGTTCTTCAAGGGCCGCATGTTCCTGGAGAATCTGCCCGAAGAATTCCGCGCGGGGTGGAACGTCAAGAAACACAGCACCCACATGGGCCTGACGTTCCCGGAGACGCGCAGCAGCATCAGCGGTGATGCGGGCGACCGCATGGGCCGCGGTGGCCGTAAGGCCATCTTCTTTGTTGACGAAGCCGCCCACTTGATGCGCCCTGCGGTGGTCGATGCCGCCATCTCGATGAACACCGACTGCCGCATAGACATGTCATCGGTGAACGGCAGCGCCAATCCGTTTGCCGACAAGGCGCGGCGCTACGCGGCGACCAAGCACCGTTTTGACTTCAATTGGTACGATGACCTGCGTAAGGATGAAGCGTGGTTGGAGCGCAAGCGCTACGAACTAGATCCCATCACGTTCAACCAGGAAATCATGAACCAGTTCGATGCCTCCATGGAGGGCATCGTCATCCCGTACAACTACGTGCAAGCGGCGATTGACGCGCATGTCAAGTTGGGCTGGACCATCAGCGGCATGAAGCTGGCCGGGCTGGACATAGCCGACCGCGGCAAGGATAAGAACGCCATAGCCATCCGCCACGGCATCCTAATCAAGTACGCCGAGATGTGGACCGGCAAAGACTCGGACCTGTACGAAACCGCGGAGCGTGCCTTCAGCCTGTGTGACCGCTTTGAAACACCGGAGTTTGCCTACGATGGCGACGGCATGGGTGTGGGTATCCGCGGCGATGCGCGCAAAATCAACGAAGGCCGCAAGCTGCGCCGCATTCGCACGGTACGCGCGACGATGTACCGCGGCAGCGCCAGCCCCGTGGACCCCGAAGCCATCGCCCCCGGCACAGACCGCACCAATGAGGACTATTACAAAAACATGAAGGCGCAGGCGTGGTTTACCGCGCGCTGGCGTTTTCGTAACACCTGGCTGCTTGTGGAGTCCGCTGCGGGCCGCGGCGACCCCTCGATGCCATTGCCGCGGGTGGAGGACTGCATCAGCCTGGCGAGCGGCTACCAGCACTTCGGGCAGTTGGTCACGGAGCTATCGCAGGCGCAATACAAGCAGGACAATTCCGGCAAAATGCTGATTGACAAGGCGCCGCAGGAGAAGCTGAAGATGGCCTCCCCCAACCTGGCGGATGCTGTGGTCATCGCGATGGCGCCGCGCATCGGGCGCCTGGTCATCACGGAAGAGACCTTGCAGCAGACCAGCGCCGCGGGCGCGCGGGCAGCGCCGGGGAACCCGGGCGGCTTCCGTTTCCCCCGGTCCTAAGCTACATTACGGTAATGAAAGCCAAACCCCGTAAAGCCGCCCCTGCGCGTATTGTTCCCGCGGGAACATTGAAGAACCTAAGCAGCGCAGCGCGGAAGAGCGCGGGCGCCCCCATCAGCCACGCCATCGACAGCCAGACCATGCTGCGCGACATCACGCCCGGCTATGGCAATGCGCTGCGTTTGCCCGAATTACCGCCCGGTGTCATCCCCGCCAAGCCGCCCACCGGCAAGGGGCTGGTGCTCGCGATGGACAACGGCTGCAAGGAAATGGCCTTCGATGACATGCCCAGCGTGGATGGGCTCTTTGGGTGGGGCAACACAAATTTTGCGTTCGGCTATTTCTTCCAGGGCTATCCGTACTTAGCGCAACTGCTGCAAGTCGCAGAGTATCGCGCGCCGTCCGAGATGCAGGCCGCGGAGATGACCCGGCGCTGGTTGAAGCTCAAGGTGTCGAAGAAGCCAAAAAAGAAGGACGGCACCAAAGAGTTGGCGCAGGATGAAGGCAAATCTGGTGAGACGGAAACCGAAGACAACAGTGACCCGCTCGATGACAAAATAGTTGAAATCACGCAGGCCATGGAAGACTTCAAGCTGCGTGACCACTTCCGCACGTGCATTCAATATGACGGGTTTTTTGGCCGCGGTCAGCTATACATCCGCATCAAGGGCCAAGAAGATGACCTGAAGCGCCAGGCGCCGCTGGAGATTGACCCCAAGAATATTCCCAAGGGTTCGCTGCTGGGCTTCCAGCCCATCGAGCCGTACTGGACCACCCCGTATTCGTACAACGCCACCGACCCCACGCGGCCGGATTTCTACAAGCCGTCTTCGTGGTTCGTGATGGGCAAGAAGACCCACCACACGCGGCTGTTGATGTTCCTGTCACGTCCGGTGCCGGACCTGCTGAAGCCCGCCTATAACTTCGGTGGGCTGTCCTGGACGCAGTTGCTGGAGCCCGCCGTCAACATGTGGCTGCGCACGCGCAAGTCCGTCAACGATTTCATCCACAAGTTTTCCATCACCGCGCTGATGACCAACCTGGCTGCGTTGCTCGAAGACACGGAAAACGGCGGTGTGTTGGGTCGCGCGCAACTGTTCGCGAACAACAAAGACAACCAGGGCCTGATGCTCCTGGACAAGGCCACGGAAGAAATCGTGAAGGCCGACACGTCGCTGTCCGGCCTCGATAAGCTCCAGGCGCAGGCACAGGAGCACATGGCGGCGATTGTCCACCAGCCCCTGGTCATCATGACGGGCGTCACCCCGTCCGGCCTGAATGCGTCCAGCGAAGGCGAAATCCAAGTGTGGCACGAATTCTTGTCCAGCCAGCAGCAGCTTGTGGACAACAACGCCAAGCTCTGCATTGAAGCGATTCAGTGCCATCTCTACGGCATGATTGATGACAGCATCACCCATGAGTGGGTGCCGCTCGATGAACCGACCGCCAAGGAACTGGCCGAAGAGCGTAAGAGCGACGCAGACCGCGACGGCGTGCTGATTGACAAGGGCGTGCTGGACCCACAGGAAGTTCGCGACAAACTGGCCAAAGACCCCAATAGCGGCTATGACGGCTTGACCGGCGAAGCGCCCGGCCTCCCCGAACCGACGCTGGACGGCGAAGGCACGGACGATGATGACGAAGAAGACGGCAGCCCGGACCTTGAGCACGCATCGAGCGAAGCGGACAAGGACCGCAAGCACCAGTCCAAGGAAAATGAGAAGGACCGGAAGAACGCGTTGAAGCTTGCGAAGGCTAAGAAGACCGCTTGACACCGCCGTCACGCGTCGATAATCTGCCCGTCCAGTGAGAGCCCCCGACCTAATCATAGGCCCCCGCCTTGACCCACAGACGCACCGTTGGGTGCTGTTTAACTGGCATGGCTGGCAACTCTGCCTGCACAAATGGTGGCGCAGCGACGAAGACCGCGCGCTGCATGACCACAAGTCCGACAACATCAGCATCATCTTAAGCCTCGAAGGCTTCGCCGAGATTGTCCGCACCTATGCGTGCAGCTACGCCATGAAGCGGCCGACCGTGGAGGCAGTCAACTGCAACATCCGCGACCGTGGCTACTTTGATAGCATCCACCACCGCTGGCCGTTCGTGCCTCACTTCCGACGCGCGGAGACTCCGCACCGTGTGGTGCTCTACAGCCGCAAGCCCGTGTGGTCCCTGTGGTTCCGCTGGCCACCGATTCGCCGCTGGGGCTTCCACTGCCCGAAGGGCTGGGTGGATGCAGATGTGTTTTTGTCAACCCGTGGACAGGCGGATGGCGTTGGCAAATACTACCAGGACGGTATCAGCGAGAAGGGCCAAGGATGCGACTGAAGAAGCAAAGCATGCGGCAGATTGCCGACGCGGGCATGGTCTCCCGCAACGAACAACGCGAAGTTGACAGCAGCGTCAACACGCAGAATGGCGAGAAACCGCGGTATTTCCGCGGCGCTTTAGTGAAAACCAAACCGGAGACAAAGACCAATGGCGACGAAAGCTAAGACAATTGCAGACCTACGCGGTGCCCACGACAAGAAAGTGGTGAACCCACGCAAGGTGGAAGCGGCGCTGGCGGCGATGCTGCGGGAAGGCGGCAAGGAAAACCACGAATATGAGGCCGACTTCCTGAAGCGCGCGGGCATCACCCAGCACGATGCGGCCGATGTGCGCCGGGCGTTCCTAAAACACGTGGTTATCGCCACGGGGTTGAATTCCAAGAAGGCATCGCGCAATGTATGGTTTGCGGACCCGAAGACCGCGACCAAGGTCTGCAAGGACTATCCCAACGCCTTCCGCGCGTTCACCATCGAGGATTTCAACACGTGAAGAAGTCAAAAACGGTCGATGACCTGCGCAAGCAGCATGACCCTACCACCATCATCCTGAACCTGCGCGAGGAATTGCGCGAGGCCAAGGCGGCTGCCATCAACGCGGACATCATCCGTGACATCATCGGCACTGCGCGCCTGGAGACACAAGCGCTACGCATCCCGGAGTGGGTCACCAAGCCCACCATCACCACCGATGCTCCGGGCGTGCCGGGCCTCATGCTGTCGGATCTGCATTGGGGTGAAGTTGTTAAGCCCGCGCAAGTCAACGGGGTCAACGAATTCAACATGACCATTGCGCGTCGGCGCCTGGCCAATGTGGTCCAGAAGACCATCAAGCTGTTGAAGATTCTTGACCCGGCGATGCGTTACCCGGGCATCGTGGTCAAACTCGGCGGCGACATGGTGGGCGGCAACATCCACGAAGAGCTTGCGGCCACCAACGAAATGAACACCATGCCGGTGATGCTGGACTTATACCGCAACCTGGTGCCTGCCATCGCGCTGCTGGCGGATGTGTTCGGCCGCGTGTTCCTGCCCTGCGTGTCCGGCAACCATGACCGCGACACCAAGAAGACCTGGCACAAAGACCGCAATGACACGTCATTTGGCTGGCTTTTGTACCAGTTCCTGGCAGAGCGTTTCAAGGATGATAGGCGCGTCACCTTCTATATCCCGGACAGCGCGGACGCGCTCTACCGCATCTTCAATACCCGCTACCTGCTGACCCACGGGGACCAGTTCCGCAGCGGTGACAGCATCATTGGACCCATCGGGCCGTTGATGCGCGGCAACCAGAAGAAGCAACAGCGCAACGCGGCTGTGGACCAGTCCTACGACATCATGGAATGCGGCCACTGGCATCAACGCATTGTGCTGTCCCATTTGATGGTCAATTCCTGCCTGAAGGGCTATGACGAATACGCGGCCGACAACAACTACCGCTTTGAGCCGCCAAGCCAGAACCTTTGCACCACCCACCCGGACATCGGTGTCAACTGGACCATGCCCGTGTTCTGTGACCCACCGGCAAAGCGCGAGAAGGCCGAATGGGTGAGCGTGCAAAAGTGAAGATGTCACTGCCGACAGATAGCGCGGTGCGCAAGAAGTACCCGATGTTCCGCGGGTGTCTTGCATACTTCGCTGCTGCCTTGGCTGGTGTGGCACGCGTGTCAATGGTCGCGAATGAGAAGCACAACCCCGGAGAAGAGATGCACCACGCCCGGGGCAAGTCGAATGACCACGCAGACTGCATCGTGCGGCACCTGATGGATGTGGGAGACATCTACGCGCTTCTTGAGCGCGAGAAGGACGGCCCGACCACTGGCAACCCATTCTTGGAGGAAGTGAACCGCGGGCGCCGCGCGGCGCTCTTGAATGAGGCCGACCAACTGGCCTGGCGGGCGCTTGCGCTATCGCAGGAGCTTCACGAACAATTCGGTGGCGCCCCGCTCGCCCCCAACGCCCGTGCGTAACCGGAAGCTACGCAGTCCCACCGGCAAGCCCGTTGAGCTTGAAGCGCTCCACGCCAACAAGGGCGTTGAAGCTTGGTATCGAAAGAAACTCCAGGACATGCTGAACCGCGCGGCCAACTCCATGGTCCGCCACATCGAAGCTGCCTGGAAGGCCCACACACCCACTGCGGGCTTCGGCCAGGACGCGGTGACACCCACAGTGGCGCTGAATCGAGCGTTGAAGAAATGGGGCGGACTGTGGCAACGCAAGTTCAATAAGATGTCGCTGGACTTGGGGCGTAAGTTCGTCACCAAGAATTTTGCCACGACAGAGCGCGCATTCAGCGCAGCGCTGGCCAAGCAGGGTTTCACCGTCGCCTTCAGCCCGTCGAAGAAGAGCGTGCAGCAATACCACGCGGTGCTGCATGAGAACGTGGGGCTGATTAAATCCATATCCGAAGAATTCCTGAAGGATGTGGCCACCAGTGTGTGGCAGTCCGTGATGCGCGGCGGCGACATGGGCACGCTACGCAAGGATTTGCAGAAGAACTACGGGGTGTCCCATCGTCGCGCGTCCTTCATCGCGCGCGATCAGAACAACAAAGCCAAGGCTGTCATTGAGAACACCCGGCGCCAGGAGCTTGGCCTAGTAAAAGCCGCGTGGCGTCACAGCGGTGGCGGCAAAGTCCCGCGCTCGCATCACGTGAAGTGGGGCCAGGACAAGCTGATATTCAAGATTGCCGAAGGCGTTTATGACCCCGTGGCGAAGCGCCGCGTGTGGCCGGGTACGGAGCCCAACTGCCGCTGCACCAGCCGGTCCATCATCTCGGGCTTTGACGATTGACCCTTAGCCACCGTATTCTGGTGGCATGCCGCTCCAAAAAGGTAAATCCAAAAAAGCATTCAGCGCGAACGTGCGCACGGAAATTGCCGCGGGAAAACCCCCTAAGCAAGCCGTGGCAATCGCATACTCTGAAGCCGGTGAAGACAACGACTTGACGCCATCCGAGTTGGCAGAACTGGGCGTGGCCGATTGCATCGAGTTGGAAGAGGACGAAGACATCGAGTTGGAAGAAGATTGCGCGGTGCTCGGCGCCCATGACCGGCGCATGGCGTTTGACCGCTCGTTGCGCCAGGAGACGGTTGACGGCCGCTTGGTTGTCGAATCGTGCAACATCTCGAAGGCAAATGTGTGCCCCTACTTCGGCCGGGAAATTCCAGGCTCTGAAGCGCTGGGGCTTGAGCCCGGCCGCGCGTACATGCTCTACCGCGACAAGGCGGAACTGGAAGCCGCAGCGTCCACGTATGAGCGCATCCCGCTCATGATGCACCATGTGGCT